TGCCGTGCCAGATTGCTCGGCTCTCGCTTTTGCAGCCTTTATTTTGCTTCGCTGTTTATGTACCCAAACCAGCAGCTTTCGCAGCTGGCGAACCCCGCGCACCCTTCCTCGTACACGTCATTCCATGGCGGGCATCTGAAATTCTTTTCAAAGACTTTTACCATGTTCTTTTTGATATCTTCCACGGGTTCGCTGAACTTCATTCCTTTTGTCAATTCTTCAAAAACCGTCATTTTTCTTTCCTTCCTCCCCGTCGCGCGGGGGCCTGTTTCTGCCTTCCCTGACCATCATCAGCACCGGGCGGCTGTTCCCGGTCGACACCCTGTAAAGGGTGTTTCGGCTTATTCAACGATGTACAGATCGTACTTACTCGGCTTATTCCAGTCACCGTTGTTATGTTCGATGACCGTCATCCAGTAGCCGTGATTGTGGAAGAATTCAGGAACCCGGCAATCTTCCATCACCTGATGCGTTTGAACGGTATAATACCAGCCTTCCGGCATCATTGCTTTCTGCGTCATAGCGAAATGATGAAGGTCTTGCGCGTCTTCATGGTTCTTCGTGATGTAGATAATCCAGCTGCTGGAAATGTTCACCTTTATGGCGGTATCGACTTTAGAAAACTTTTTCATGTTCATCCTTCTTTCACCTGATTGGCGGGTTGCAGACCGCCGTTTCATTCGATGATTTAATTATATAGTATATGCTTGCTATATACAATAGGCAAAGCAGCTAAAGATTCGGGCAAAAATGATGGGTGGAGTTGTGCAAAATGTATATAGCAAGCATATACACGCGAGAAAGCGCCCACAGGATGCCATGCAGGCGCTATGCAAAGAGAGTTATTGATTATCCACGATCAGCATCGTAACGCCGGAATCATCGTAGACATCGTGAATGATGCGCTGAACCTTGCCCCGGTCACCGCCAGCAATGCCGCATCCGATGCGGGCAGGAACGCCCACAATGTCATAATCATTGAATACGGCGTATACCCTCAGCAGGTCGAGCGCCTGCCGCAGATAGTTGTAGGCAGTCAGATCAAACGACCCATCAACCGGGGCGGGGAACTGCGTAAACAGATTACAGATTTTCAGCTCCTCGCGCTTTGTGTCCAAAATCTGGATGCTACCCATCCACTCAGTTACTGGGAGCTTTGCGTTGTGGCGGCATTTCTCCACATAGGCTCTCTGGGATTCCGGGGTCAGCAGCGGCCAGATTGCCGCCGCGATGCCACCGCCCATCACTCCGAATGCGTTCACCTGATGCGCTACAAGTGTAGCCTCGCAATTTAGTACATCGCCTTTAATGTATTTAACCATTTCAGTTGTCCTCCTTGCTATATTTATAGTCCCAAAAGCGCCTATCACTGTCAACAAAAAAGTCATCAACTTCCCACCGGGCATCGCAGGCTCGGTAGTTCTCACAGGCGGCAATGCTTGCATCCATAGGGCCACTCTTGCCGCGCTTGCACCGATTGCCGATTGTCCCATCTTGCCGCATTACATAGTCGAGCGAACACTGATATAGGACACTGACAACAATGCGACCACCGCAAAGCGGACAACACTTGATAGCTTTCCCGGTTTTCACTGTGCGACCTCCTCAATGGCCTTGATGGCCTGTTTTGCGGCGTATCTGCCGTTGGCGGTGTTCTGCCGCTGCCACGCGCCCTGAGACGGTGCCCAGCGGAAACCCCACTGCTTGACAATATCACGTATCTCGGCGGCGGGCTTATCATCAAAAACCAACTGCACCCGCTCTGGGGTAATGCGCAGAACACCGCCCGTAAAAGTCTGCTCAGAATCGCCTTGCGCCTGCTGCGCGTCCAGCACGGCGAGGCGGGAGCGCAGGCGGCGGATTTCAGCGCCATTGTTATCCAGTGCCCATCGCGGATAGGGCGGCTCAGAACGCCCCGTAGACGCGCTCTGAGAGATCGATGCCGTGAGGCGGGCAACTTCCTTATCCGAAAGTCCCGGACAGCCTACGAGCGCCCCGTGCTTGCGCCAGTACGCATTTACAGATTTCATCTTTTCCTGCATGACCTCGCGCTCGGTGAGCTTTGCCTGTACGCGCTCCCGCGCATCAGCATCCATGCCGCTGATGCCGCCGTGACCCACAGCCCGAATCTGGTCAAGGATGCCTTGAATATCCCTCCATTCCCGCATGAGAGTGTCGTCACGGGAGAGTTGCTGCTGTTTCTTACGGACAGGAAAATTAGACCATCCGGCGACCATGACAGACGGGCAAGATGCCCGGTTGCGGTTTGATGCGTTCATGTTGTCAGCCAAGCGGCGGGCATAGCGGTCAAGCAGGTAATCAATCTTCTCCTGCTGGGCCTCGGTCTTGCCTTTCTTGCACTCCTCCGCCAGTGTAGCCGCTCGATCAATCTCTCGGCGGTATTCGCTGGTCGCTGATCCCTCAGCATAATCGCTGAGGCTGTTTGCCTGTTTGGCGCGGCGAGCCGCGCTTTCGTCGATGGGGTAGTATTTCATGGGAAAAACCTCCTTATAAACTGTATTAGTTTTTTCTTATCAGTAAAGCATTTTTAGGTAGCACTAAAATGCAATCATCCATGTGTTCAACAATTCCAGTCGCAAGATGGAGACGACCCTCGGACGTTTTCATGTAAAAGTCGCTATTCTTACCATATTCAAACATATCACCACAGCGTAAATCCTTATAACGCACCTTTCCGCTGTCATCCTCATCAATTACAGTGTTCGTGTTATTCATTGACCTGCTCCTCCTTATTTTTGTTCTCGGTATAACCGGACGTGCTGATTGCGGTCAGGATGTCGAAATAGGGAACCTCATCACTGCAAATCCAGATGACGCGGGCCAGCTCCGTGATGGGAACGCCGCCCTTTGCCATTGTCAGTGCTTTTTCGTACTGGCGGACACCGCCGCAGGTGAACCACTGATATTTGTTGCACAGTTCGTAAATAATTGTTTCGTTGTTAATCATGGTGTTTTCCTCCTTAAACGTCCATAGCGAAGTGATGATATGCCATCCAGCGCCCATTGCGCTTGAACAACTTGTAGGAAACGGTGAACATTTGACCCGTGCAGTCATACTGCGACGGGGTGCAAACACGATAATAAAGGGCGTTAAATTCGGCATCGGCATCCTCTTTTGTCTTAGCGGTCAAAGTGATAAGCTGCCAGCCGCTATCGTAGTCAGCCGTGATGATTTTGACGCATCCATCGGGGCGATGGTAGAATGCCCGCAAATCCCGCTTGATGTCGTCCACATAACTACGGACGGCTTTGCCTTGCGGCAAAGAGCGGAGAGCGTAAAGAACACGCTCATAAGACCTTGCGTCGTCAATGCAGGTGATTTTCATGTCTTACCTCCTCAATCTTCATACGGGCACTCAGGCTCGGCGGCGTTCAGGTCGTGGATGACATCAAACTTGTTATCGACCCAAATCACGATGTCAGCTTTGGCGCTGGGCATCTTGAGGGCCGTGCCCAGATACATATACTTGGTGCCGTATCCGTAGAGGATTTCGGCCTCGGTATAGGTGAGTTCCACGCGGTAGGTGCCGGAATGTGTGCGGGTCGCTTTCATTTTGATGTCCTCCTGTGCATTGCCTTGTTTCTTTCGATGGTTCTATTATAGTATATGCTTGCTATATACGCAATATGCAGACCTAACAAAGATTCGGGCGAATTTCGGGGCCAGCATTGTGCAATATGTATATAGCAAGCATATATCTATATATGGTATCATATTTTAGATAGGAGGTGTACCCCAAATGGGCGCAAAATACACAGAGGCGCAGAAAGCAGCATCGCAAAAATATCTCGGTGAGAAAACCGACAGCATCCAGATCAGAACACCCAAAGGCACAAAAGAGCGCTGGCGGGAGGCGGCATCAGCAGCAGGCACATCCCTAAACCGCTATATCATGGACGCGGTAGAGGAAAAAATTGAAAAGCATCCCAAATGAAAAAGCCCATCGGCAGACCGTGAAATCTACCGATGGGCTTTTTGCTATCCTGTGACACTCTCGCGCACGCGCGTATGCGCACTTGCATACATGGGCGTTATGGCGTTTTTGGGTGTATATTATACCATATATTATCTTTTTATATTTTAAGTGTCAGAAGTGTCATATATAGAAATAATATGATGATATATCGCTGAAAATGCACATGACAAACCTACTGACACACAGCAAAACCGCGTCAGCGCGTGTCAGTCGAAAATCTGACAGACTGACACTTTCCGGGGCAAGTGTCAGCAAAAGTGTCACACGAAATATTTTACGATGCAACGAAAAAAGCGGGCATCCCGCAAATAGGATGCCCGCTCAAGTGTCAGTTGGTGTGTCGGTCAGCGCTCAGGACTTTTTCTCGCTCTGAGTGCCAAAATAGAACGCCACTACCATCGTGGCGATAGTGAGAAACTTGTCCGGCTCAATGCTCCCATTGATGGACAGCACAGCCAGCACCGCGATGATAACCAGCGTGATGATGGTTTTCACCTTGAGCAGCGCTGCAAGGTTTTTCCAAAAATCCTGCACCGGGGAGGTGTTGGCGGTGGTATCCTCGGTAGTGGTAATTTTTTCGTCGTCCATGAATTAGTCCTCCTTACTCGGTTTCGATACGGATGGGCAGCGCTTTGGCTCGTTTATAGAGTTCCGTGCCCGTTCCGTTGCCGCCCTGACTATGGTAACTGTCGTATAAGTATTTCAGATTGTTCAGGTCATCCTCGGTGATGTACCCGCGCTTGATGCACAGGCGGCACATCTGATAAATCCGATCATGCAGCACCGCCAGATTCCCGGTGTGTAGGTCATTGACCGTCTTGCCCATCGCGGTCAACTGCCCCTCCACGGCATCCAGCCGGGGAGTGATTTGCTGAATCTGTGTTTTAAGGGCGCTGATTTCTGCGTTCTGGGCTTCTTCGGGGGCTTTGTGCTTTTTCCATTTCGCCAGCAGGGTGTCCCATGCTTTATCAATGGCTGTAAATGCCGTAGCTACGGCGACAACAGCTGTCACGACCTGCCACGGGGAAGTGATGACGATGTTCCACGACTGCATCGGATTTACACCTCCACGATGGGGATGCCGTAGGCTACGGCGGCATCGTGTTCAATGCGGCATCCGCGATAATCCTGCCAGCCGGGGGCAAACACCGCAAAATCGGCGGTGCCCAGCAGCTTGAGGCTTTCGCCCAGATACCACAGCGGCGTTGCGTCAGCCGGGGCACTCTCGAAAAAAGAGTCGATGACCTCGATTTCCTCATGGGTTTTCATGTACACATCGGCGATAAGCACCTTGCGCTCTTTGAGGATTTCGTCATCGGTCTTGCCGCGCATCGGCTGAGAAATAAACAGTTTCTTCATGGTTTTACCCCCTTGTTACGCCCACGCGCTCTTGTACAGCCCGGCATCCGTCAGGCCGCGTTCCTTGCACAGCAGGTATATCGCATCTGCGTCCCCTTGGCTCACGGGGCCTACCGTGATGACCTGCAGCTTGTTTGCGGGCTTGTCCGCTGCCGGCAGGGCCTTAACCAAATGGTTAAGGTCAACCACCTTTGTGATGCCCGCAACATAGCCCTGTCCGTATTGGTGGATGTAGCGCGGCAGCGTCTTGTTGTAGTTCGTGCGCGTGTCGGCCAGCCAGCCGATGTAATCCTCGCACAGGTAGGCGTAGTCGATGTTCGCGCTTGCAAAGGCGGTGAATGTGTAAATGCCTGCGGTGAATTCGTGCGCTTTGGCTCTCTCGCAAAATGCCATTGCGATTGCCGTGCGCTGGTCTTTCGTCAGGCTGTCGGCGCGGCCATCGTGTTCGCCGGTCTCGGTCGTGTGCCCCCATTCGCTGTCGAAAAACAGCGGGTAGTCAGTCGGGGCAAGGCTTGCGCAGAAGTCAGCCTCCTCGCGGGCTTCGTCAACTGTGATCGCCTGCGAAAAGAAGTAAAAGCCGAACAGCTTTGCGTTCGCTTTCGCCCCTGCAAGGTTGGCATCGTACTGCTCGTCCTTCATCAGCTTTCCGGTGCCGTAGCCGCGATACCCGATGCGAACAATGGCGCGGTAGGGAACCTTCGCCCAGTCGATGGCGCCCTGATGGTGGGCCACATCAATCAGCACTTCCTCGCCGCTGGGCTGCGCAGCGTCTGCAGGTTTTTCTACTGCATGTTCTCCGGCGCGGTAAGTAAACACCTGCCCGCTCGCTGTGGTAAAGTCGCTGTCCAGCCACACCAGCGGGTTGGTGCGCTTGCCGTTCAGCAGCACTTCAAAGTGCAGATGCGCTCCAAACACATTGCCGGTCGTGCCGGTGTAGCCGATGAGCTCACCCTCTTTCACCTGCTGGCCCAGCTTGACGCAATAGCTGCTCAGGTGTGCGTACCGGGTCTGCAGGGGCTTTCCCTCGTAGGGCGCGTGCTTGATACGCACCATATTGCCGTAGCTCTGCATCCCGGTTTTCGTGTGGCCGTCCCAATCCTGCACCTGATCCACGGCGCCATCCTCGGCAGCGTATACCGGCTGCGTGCTGGTATTGCCGAGCTGCGTGCGCAGGTCGATGGCCTGATGCAGACTGCCATCGTTGTAAAACCATCCTTGTGTGATGATGTGCTGAGCCAGAGGCCACGCCAGCAACACCTCACCATTTGAAAGTCTCATTGATTCTCCTCCTCGTCTGTGCTCATGACCAGCGCCTCATACTCGTCCAGCAGGTCTTGCGCCGCAGGGATGCGGTCGCGGTAATCCCACAGGGCGAGCATGGCTCTGGCCAGCAGGTCTGCTTCCTCCGTCACGGACGGGGCCCGCAGATTTTGAGGGCTTCCTCCTCAGACAGGATTCCGGCATCGACCTTCTCCCAAATCTGCGTGGCGGTGATCTTCTTCATGCGGTACAGCAATGCCCAGATGCTCATTACTCAATCCCTCCCGTCATCAGCTCGGCCATGTCGGCCAGCACGGTTTCCACAGCGTCCAGCCGCTGCGCTACGGTCATGGGGGGCTGTTCCTCCCATGCTTCGGCGTAAGTCCACCAGTCTGCCTTTTTGGCCGTGATGGTCTTGACGGTCTCCTCGGCGCGGTCTGCGCCCAGCTTGCAGGCGGCGCAGGTGGCCTCCCAGTGTTTGCTTGTGTAGTTCTCGCCGTTCTGGGTGGTTTCCTCGGACACTTCTTTGATGTCCTTGTACAGCCGCAGCCATGCCGTGCCATCGGGCAGGCGCTCCAGCTCCACGGCGGCAGGCTTATGATCCAGATTGTCGGTATAAATCATGCTGCTATCATCCTTTCCGTGTTGGCGGCATAAGCAATCGTGCATCGTGCCGCATTGAATAGATGCTGCTGATCCAGCTTCTCCGCAGCCTCTCGGGAGCGGGAATGCCGGAAGTAGCCTTTGTAGCTCACGAGCTTGAAAGACCGGAACAGGGGAATGCTCCCGCGCTCCTCGAGGTCTGCCGCCGCCCGGAGGTGCTGCCTGCGCAGCCGTTTGAAAATCGCACGCCGGATTGTGGTATAGGTTCGGTGCATCACATATCCGGCCATGTCCAGACCCGGGCACCCCTTGGCAGCGCCGTCCAGATGCCTGCGCCTGTGCTCCTCGGTCACGGTGAGGAAATCCACCCGCACCCAGAAATCCTTAATGGTCAGCCCGATGTGGGTCTTTGTCCATTCGGTGATCTGCCTCGCCGCGCTTTGCAGGCTGGCCCACCTTCGACCCAGCAGGGTGATGTCGTCCATATAGCTGCAATCCCGGATGACCAGCGGCGAGACCACGCCTCTGCGCGTTTTGATGTAGCTGGCCGTCTGCCGCAGGATATAGCTTGCGACCAAATTAAACAGCCACGCCTCCAAATACCCACCGATGATCAGCCCGCCGTGCGGTGCCATCCGGATAAGGCATTGAACGACCGCCAGCAGCCAGCGTGCGCCCGGGATTTCGTGGCGCAGGATCCGCATGACCACCTCATGGCTTGTGTTCGGGTAAGCCGCTTTAACATCCAGCTTGAGCGCGTACTTGATGCCCAGACTTTTTCGCCGGAGCCAGCGCTCCACCTGCCGCTTGAGGGCTACCTGCCCGCGGCCCGGGATGCTGGCGAACTGATATGGCAGGAGCTTTGCCCGCAGGAGGGGCTTTAAGCCCAGCACCGCCAGATGCCCGAAGCATTGGTGCATCGGGCAGCAATCGCTCAGTTCCCGGACTTTCATGCTGATGCCATCAATGCGCGGGAAGGTATGCACCGGGTCAAGGTCGAGGTCTTGCGCCTCGCCTGTAAGCAAATCCTCGATACGCTGCTCCATTTCCAGCGCTATGCCATTGGCGATCTCCATCTTTGCGTGCATTTCCTCTTTGGCCGCTTCGGCTTTTAGCCGCGCATAGGCAACACCTCCGTACTTTTCTGCGTCCGCCAGATAATTCCGGCGAAACCATTTATCATCATAGGCTCCGAACACCGCCTGCACGCAAAGCTCATGCGTGAGGGGCTTGTATCGTTTTGTGTGCAAGGGCCGTTCTGCCTCCATTCTTGCTGATGTTCAACGGCGTTCGGTTGCGACCCCTGCCCTTAAAGCAGGGCGGGCCGATTTCTACTACTAGCCGCCTCGCAGGCCTAAAGCCTGCGGCTGCACTCTCACCATCCCGACCGTTTCTCTCGTGCCGGGTCAGCTGTGCAGTGTCGGTATCACATGATATTAGCGCTCTTCATGGCGCAGGCGCGATGCAACGCTTATGCCCTTTTTCGGGCAGATTTTCATCAGCATGCCGGGGCACGCCGTTCCAGTTGGAGTTGGACGGGCCATTGTTGCCATTAGCGCAGGGCAAGCCGCAATTCGCACTGTCGTTGAGATTGCCGAAGCGCCAAGGGGCATAGAGC